ATAAATTTTCATAATTTATCAATAAAATTTATTAGCATTTGAGCAATAATCTTATGACCCAATTCATTAGGATGATTGGCAGTTGTTAAGTAATTTTTTAGTCTTGGATAGGGTGGTCTATCTCCCCATTGTTTATGAATGGCATGTCTTTTTTTATTGTCATAAAGATCGAGAGATATGTCCATGTCAAAAGGCACAAATGATTCTCTAGCACAAGTTATAATAATGTGTTTTTTATCTCGTAATATTTCTCTCAGTAAATTATAATAAATCTTCTCGTCAGTGATACCATATTCTTTATGATATATTTTTTCGTAATATGTTGTCCAATATTTTTTCTCCTCATCAGATAAATCACGAGGTAATGCGGTTTTTACTTCTCTAAATTTTTTTTTATCCTCATCATACCACTCAGTTCTTGAATGCATTGTCATTTGGATCACAAACAAATCAAAATCATCTATATTATGATCAAGAATATTTCTAACAATTCTCCTATTACATCCACCATTTTCAGCGATATTATATTCCTCTGCCTTATAATAATTGGAAATTATTTTACTATATCTGTTATCAATATTTTTTAGTTCTGCTCCATTTGCCCATGAGCATCCATCAAAATAAATTTTCATAAGTCTAAAAGATATTGATGTTGATTTCTATTCTTTTTTATAAGGTCTGGTTGCACCAAAAAAACTGATAGCACTACTCTTTCTTTTTTACTTGAGTATCTGTGCCATGTTTTATTAGGGATACTATTATGTATAAGTAATTTATTTTGTTTCCATTGAACCTCTACTTCCCAATCACTTTTCTCATTTGCTTTGACATGATCCCCATCATCATTTCTGCTAGGATTTTTACATAGTATAGTTCCTGTCTCCTCCTCAGGCCAAATGTAATATGTGCAGGTGTTAATTCTTGAAGCATTATCAATATGTATTGGATAATTATAATTATCTGGAGTGATTGCCCAATGCACTAATTTTTTGAGATCACCTTTATATCCTCTATGTTCTGGAAGCATATCAAAAAATTGATTTGTCTCTGGAACAATATCATATGTTAGAAATCTGGTATACTTATTTCTGGATGTATAATCATTTCCTTTATGATCTGTGTAAACTGAATTAGTTCCAGTTCTTTTGAAGGTTTCGTATTCAAAATGAGCAAGTTTCAATATCTCAGCAAATCTATCTGGAGGTAAAAAATCTTCTACCTCTATGTGGTGCCATGGATCATGACTATGTGTTACCTTCATCTTCCTCACATTTTGATTTGTATGCCCACTCAGTTGTATGACCGACAGACCACTTGTCTGAGTTCTCTACCATGTAATTCTGTGAGCAGACCTCAAAGTCTGGTGCTATGGTATTGTCAGAGATAAGACTCTGATCTTTCCATATGATTCTATTGTTGGGTTGTAATGCAAACTGTCCGTTGTCAAGTGCTATGCAATTAAATGACTTATGTTCTGGATCATCTTGACTATAATTTGTATTGAGTGTCGATGATTCTGAGTGACAATTGTCAATTGTAAAACAATACTGTCCCTTGTGCATCTGTCTGTCCTTACCAAAGAACTCACACCTGTTTAGCAATGGTTTCTCTATGACAGTCAAGTTGTAATCAAAACAATCCCATATTTGAAGTGTGTCAAGTGGTAGCAGTTTGTCTGGATCGTAGTCTGTCTTCCATACAAATGCACTGATAGGTAACTTATCAAATAGTGCACCATAGTCATATAGTAGTGTCTCAAAGTACAATGCTTTGTGCTGCACACTCTTGACAGAGATCCATGTGCCAGGTGTTGTTTCACCATGACCCTTTTGATGATCGTATAGAAATTCTTTCCTTACATGTACAGGGTAAGGTGGTAGATTATGAACTAGGAATGCCATTAGGGTTTCAAATTTTTTTGTACTCCTTCAAGAGTTTTTTTCATGTTTACAAATATTGTTGATAGATCAGCGTCACCAAAACCTAATTGTGAGGATCCTCTTTCAAGTTCTTTCCTCATTTTGATTGCTTGTGGATCATCAGATAATCTTATTCTTGCCCACATAATCTCTTGTTTTTCTAATAACTCTTTGATTGTTTCTATATGTTCCCACTTTGCTTCGTTACTCATCTTTGGAAACTCAAGAATGACTGTATACAATTCCTTTTGTATGTCCATGATTTCTTGCATCTCATCACGGATGATAGGAGAGTCGAAAAAATTACTCATCAATCCTCTCTTTTACTAATGATAGTAAATGTTTTTTGTATTTGTTCTTGTCGATATTTAGAAAGGGAAGGTACTTTCTGATCTTCAGAGAAATAGTTTTCCATACAGGATCTTTAAGTTTTTTATCGTAGTCATCACAAAAAGAAAATAACTTTTCGTAGATGCACATTTGTTCTACAGATATTCTACCACCCAGATGCTCTTTTAGCAATGGTGAGTGACCTTTGGATGGACTGAATAGTGTATCTAAATCATAATTATCTAACATCTCCTCTGATTGTTGTTTGAAATCATAGTACAAACTTTGTTTTCTTTTCTGCCAATCCTTATATACTGTCTCTCCTGATCTTATAATATTACCGATCCACAACCCTTGAGGATTGTCTGTTGCCACAAAATTAGCGAGAAAAAAATCACATACTTCTTCATCATTATATTTTCTAGATGTTTTCTCAAACCAATATCTATCTTTTCTTTTGTAAAAAGAGTCTATCTTTGCTCTTGATTTACCACCATACCTATGGTAATCATATTTTTCTTTTGTAAAATGGTTTTTGTATGCCAGATATTGTTTGTAAGTATCAAAGGGGGTCATGACAAGATTCATAATTCAAATAACAAATCGGGCGAGTGATGTTTTCTTCAAATAATTTAGTTCAGTTGCATTACATTTTAATTTCTCTTTCAATGGTTTTGATATGAGTTTCGATACGTTTTCTATCTCTATATTATTCTCTTCACAATAATGACAGATAGCTTCAATGTAATCCATCTCGGCATTATGCTTGACTAGCATTTCTATGTCATTAGAAAATTTATCCTGACATAGGAAGTTCTTTTTCAAGAACTCTCTCCTTGCCTGTTTGGATTCAGATGCCACTAAGTTTGTCCTCCACAAATTTTTCAATGTACTTTACCAATAATCTCATATATTTCATTTTATCATACTCTTCGTACACTGTCACCTCTCCGTTCTCACATGTCATAAGAATGACAAGTTTCTTCACAGGAATATCTGTGAGTTCATAAAACATACAAGCGTACGCTGCTGCCTGTACAAAATAATTTTCAATCCAATCTCTTGGTTTTGGTTTTGCAGCAGTTTTAAAATCTATTATTGACAGTTCACCATTATATTCTGCTATACAATCAACAGTCCCTGCTACACCAAGTTCTGTTGAATACAGACTCTTCTCTAGAGCGTAGATATTATTTATATTTTGTAATGTTTTTTTTGCCTGTGTGAATAACATTTTAGGACCAGGTTTATCAAACTCTACGTCCTTATTCAACAAATAATTTTCTATAAGTTCATGTGTCGAGGTTCCTCTAGATGTTGCTCTTTTTGTTACTCTATCTGCCTCCTTGTCACCAACTCTTTTCCTCCACTCCACAAAGATTTGTTTGTTGAAATGAGATGTGACTGAGGTGATAGACACCATGGGTCTGTCATTAACATTGTAATACCTGACACCATCAATAGTTTTCCTACTCAATGCAGGGAGTTCACATTCTACATGCTGAAACATTACATTCCTAGTTCAATTTTACTAATAAGATAACTTTTGACTATACCTGATCTTACAATATCATCCACACCAAACTCAACCAAATCAAACTCAGGCATCCTAGCAATAATTTTTTGGAAATCAAGGACACCATTCCTATCGTTGGTCTTTACGAGGTCAGTCTGAGCAACATCACCACAGAACATAATCTTGCAGTTTTCACCTACTCTTGTCATTATACTATCTAACTCATGAAAATTCAAGTTTTGTGACTCATCGACAATGATAATAGCATCATCAAGAGTTGTGCCTCTAATAAAAGAGGTTGACCAGAACTTTATACTGTCCTGTGTTTTGAGATTACCCCATAACATATCAAAATCATTATCAGAAGGCAACTCAAACATATATTTGACCATATGTTTGTATGGTATCTGATATATGTCAGACTTATCTTCGTGATCGCCAGGTAAGAAACCTATCTCTCTAGTGGATACGAGAGACCTTACGATATACAATTTTTGATAAGGGGTCACAGGATCAAGCACCTCTTTGAGTGCTAGATATAAAGTTATAAATGTTTTACCTGTACCTGCTGCACCATATAAAAATAAAGATTTACCCTCTGCATATTGTTCAAACACAACCCTCTGATTATCTGTGATAGGGTCTACTTGAATCATCATATCAGAATGAAAGGGTTTCCTCCTTTGCATTTGTTTAGCAGTCATACCAGCTCCAACACTGGTTGACATCTTCTTTTTTCTTGACATTATGGAAAACGTTTTTGTGGTTTTACCTTGGAACCAGGAACCTGTGCAACCTTAGACAGTACCTCATTCCATCCACCATCTGTTCTACTATAAACATCTCCAGTACCACTTACAACTCCTCCAGTACCTGCACTCCAATCTTTATCCCAATCAGGATTGTCTTTTCTCCACTCATCATACTC